TAAAAACATCAAAAAAACCATAGGTGTATTCGGTGGAAGATTTCAACCATTTCATTCAGGTCACTTAGCTACTTACAAGTGGTTATCCAAACAAGTAGATGAAGCTTATATCACAACATCTAATATAAAACAACCACCACGGCATCCTATGAACTTCAAAGAAAAAGTCAGACATATGGTCAAGATGGGAATTCCAAAAAATCGAATAGTTCAAGAAACAACACCATATGTTGCTAAGAACTTACTTAAAAAATTTAATCCAGATACTACTGCAGTGGTATATGCTTTCGGTACAAAAGATGCTGGTAGATTAAAAGCAGGTAGAAAGAAAACTGGTGAGAAAACCTATTATCAAGATTACAAAACCAGTAAGGGTGATATAAAAGGATTTGAAGAACATGGATACTTTGTTACTGCTCCACAGTTTGGTAAAGTGAGCGGTACGCAAATGAGACAACTTTTAGGAAGTCCAACAGTCAATGATAAAGAAAGAGAGAAATCTTTCAAAAAATCATTTGGATATTTTGACAAAGGTATCTACAACATGATGACTAATAAATTTAAAAAACTGTTTGAGGAATTTAAACTTAGTAATGAATTAATCGAAGAATTTATTTTAGAAAGCACCACACAACTATCCCCAACAGATGATGGCCCACCCACTTTTTATAAGGGGTTTAGTGATTATAGGAAATTTTCTAAAAAATGGTTAGATAGTATGTATAGTGGAGCAGGTTGGAAAGTTGTTCAATATATGTTAGGTAAACATGCAGTGAATCCAGATTACGACTACACTTTAAAGTATAACACAGTCCCTGCTGTGGCCTATGGAAGAAAACAATCAGGAGATTATGGTACGAGATTTGGAGTTGACAATCCGATTAAATCCTACAAGGACTATATCGATGGGACTGTATTGAAAAATCTTGGATATGAATTAGTAAAATGGATGGGTATTACGCCAGACGGTAAGAATTATACTGGTGTTGAGGTTGAAACTCCAGTAGTACCGGGTGTTGGTGATGATAACGTTGGAAATACAGAGAAGAAAAAACTAAGTATTAAGGAACGATTGGATTTAACTGAAGAGGTCAAACTATTAACAGAGGGTGGAGCTTACGGACATTTGAATCACCCTTTTGATGATAAAAATCTTACATTTTCAGATTTCAAGACACTAATTATAAATACACTTCAAGGTAATCTTGATAGTGAAGGAGCAGTTACAGAAAAAACAGATGGTCAAAATATAATGATAAGTTGGAAAAATGACAAACTTGTGGCTGCTCGAAATAAAGGACATATTAAAAATCATGGAGCTAATGCTTTAAGTATAAGTGGTGTTAAAAATATGTTTGCTGGTAGAGGTGAAATAGAAAAAGCATTCGTCTCAGCTATGCAAGATTTACAAAAAGCTATAAAGGGTTTAAGTAAAAAACAAAAAGATAAAATATTTGATGAAGGTAAAAAATTTATGTCGTTGGAAGTTATCTATCCAAAGACAGCAAATGTAATCCCATATGACAAATCACTTCTACAATTTCATGGAACAATTGAATACGATTCTGCTGGTTCTCCTATTGGTGAGGACAGAGGAAGTGCTAGAATGTTGGCTGGTATGATTAAACAAATAAATCAAGATATACAAAAAACATATAGTATTACAAAACCATTTGTAACTAATTTACCTAAAGTAAAAGACTTTAGTAGACGACAAAGTTATTTTTTAGGAAAACTTAACAAATTAAAAAATGAATATAAACTAAAAGATACTGATACTCTTGCTGATTACCATCAGGCTTATTGGATGGAATACATTTTTAATGCTGGTAAACAATTTAAGTATCACGTGCCTAATAAAATTTTAGTAAAACTAGTTAGGAGATGGGCGTTCTTTGATAAATCATACAAAATCCCACAAATAAGAAAAGATTTACAAGATTATCCTAAGTTTTTAAATTGGGTTTTGAGAACTGATAAAGTTGACCATGCTAAATTACAAAAAAAACATATAAGGGATTGGGAAGTTTTGTTTTTTGAATTGGGAGCTGAAATACTTTCCAACCTTAGTGATTTCATAGCGGCAAACCCAAATAAAGCAGCTCAACAAATTCGTAAAGATTTACAAAAAGCTATCAATCAAGTTAGGACATCTAAAAATCCAAAAGTATTAAACACATTAAAAACCCAACTAGATAGATTAAATGCCATCGGTGGTTTGAAATCTGTAGTACCGAGTGAAGGTATAACTTTTGTTTTCAAAGGTAAGTTATATAAATATACTGGAGCTTTCGCTCCAGCTAATCAAATATTAGGAATGTTAAAATTCGTATAGGAGTTATTATGGCAGGATATAGTAGAGACATAGAAAGACAAAATCGAGCGTTACAAAATATATTAGATGGTGGTAAACCTGAAAAACGTATTTTTATAACGAAAGAAGATTTAGAATATAAAAAAAGACAAAAAGAAAAAACAGAAGAAGAACGTAAGAGGATAGACAGAAAATTTGAGGCCACTAAAGAGGCAAGAATGCCTTGGTTTTGTCCAAAATGTGATAAGGTTATGAAGAAAAGACTCGATGATAAAATGTGGTTTTTACACGACCATTGTTTTGATTGTCAATTAAAAATTGAACATAAAATGAGAGTGGATGGCACATACGATGAATGGAAAGAGAAAAAGATAATAGCTAATAAATTAGCATGGATTCGTGACCAAAAAATCATGATTAAAGAATTTAAAGAACAAGATACACCTGAATTCTATCAACAATTCAGACCAGATGGACACTCTGTTGATAAGGAAAAATGGAATATTGATAAAACCACACTTATAGAACAAGCAGATGAGGCTTTGGAATTCCTAGAAAAAATGGAAGATTCTTTAAAATGATATATTTATTGTTAGGAAAATAGTAATGATTTCAGATAAAGATATATATGCTATAAGTGGTCGAGATTTAAAACAATTCATTCATATGATTAGTGATTTAAAAGACATCGCTATTGAGTATAGTGAGAAAAGTGATTTAGATGTAAGAGAGACAGAATTGTGTTTCGAGACATTTATAAATAATTTATTACACTCTCCAATATTCAAAAATGTTAGTGTATTAGATTTACAAGATGAATTTTCTTTTTATGAATTGTTAAAAAGTACTGGTTTATTTACAAAAACTTGGGGAAATAAAAAATTTTAAAAGGGAGAAATTAAATGGCAACAATAGTAAATGGTGCAAACGGAAGAACTGATGTGTCAAGCAGAGAAACTGTTTCAGCTAGCCTACAACAAGCAAAATTCAGTAGATTTGAAGTGCTTAGTGGTTCAGCTCATGGTGTAGATAGTATCTTGAGATTTACAGGTTCACTAACACCACCAGCTGGATTTATAATTGAGTCTGCTGGTAATAGTGTTATCTCGGCTTTAGATGGTGGAAATATAGCCGCTTCTGTTTTGAATACAAAAACACTCTATGAGGTTAGTGTATCTTCTGTGAGTGGTTCAGGACACATACATTTCGTATATTAATATGAATCGAAATCAAAACGGACAATTAAAAGATGTGATAAAACAAGAGTACATAAAATGTGCTTCTGATTGTATTTACTTCTTGAAGAAATATTGTTTTATACAACATCCAATGAAAGGTAAAATACCATTTCATTTGTATGATTTTCAAGAAAAAACGATAGAGGATTTTATTCAACATCGATTTAATATTATTCTTAAAGCAAGACAGTTGGGTATATCAACAATCACTGCTGGGTATTCCTTGTGGATGATGACATTTCATCAAGATAAAAACATTCTTGTTATAGCTACTAAACAAGACACAGCTAAAAATCTTGTAACCAAAGTTCGTGTGATGCATGCTAATCTCCCTAGTTGGTTAAAACAAAAATGTGTTGAAGATAATAAATTGTCATTAAGATATAAGAATGGTTCACAAATAAAAGCTGTATCAAGTGGTGAAGATAGCGGTCGTTCAGAAGCTCTATCATTATTGGTTCTTGATGAAGCAGCTTTTATTGAAAAAATTGATGGTATTTGGGCAGCTGCTTCACAGACACTATCTACTGGTGGACAATGTATCGCTCTATCTACTCCGAATGGTGTTGGTAATTGGTTTCATAGAACTTGGATGGATGCTGAAGATGGTTTAAATGATTTTAATTTTATCAGACTCAATTGGGATTTACATCCTGAAAGAAATCAAGATTGGAGAGATGAACAAGATAAATTATTAGGGCCCTCACTAGCTGCTCAAGAATGTGACTGTGATTTCATAACCTCTGGTCAATCTGTAGTGGATGGTATAATACTTGAAGAATATAGAACAACACAAGTAAAAGAACCAATAGAAAAAAGAGGAATTGATAGTAATCTTTGGGTGTGGGAGCCACCAAATTATACAAAAGATTATATAGTGTGTGCTGATGTTAGTCGTGGAGATTCAACCGACTACTCAGCATTCCATGTTATTGAAATAGAAAGTCTCGAACAAGTAGCAGAATATAAAGGAAGAATGTCCACTAGAGACTATGGAAACTTACTTGTGAACATATCAGTAGAGTATAATAATGCTTTACTAGTAATTGAGAATAATAATATAGGTTGGGCAGCTATACAACAAGTCATAGATAGAAATTACGAAAACCTTTTTTACATGAGTAAAGATTTACAAGTAGTTGATACCCAAAAACATATTAATAATAAAATTAATAGAATGGAAAAACAATTAGTGCCAGGATTTACAGTAACACAAAAAACAAGACCTTTAATCGTAGCTAAATTAGAAGAGTTCTTTAGAGATAAGTCTGTAATCGTACACTCAAATAGATTGATTGATGAATTATTTGTTTTTATATATAACAATAATAGAGCTGAAGCTATGAGAGGATATAATGATGATTTAGTCATGTCTTATGCTATAGGCTTATGGATAAGAGAGACAGCGTTGAGACTGAGGACTGAAGGTATAGAATTACAAAAAAAAGCTATGGGTAGTATAACTTCCAATCAAGGAGTGTACATACCAAAAGGTAACCAAGACGATAAATGGACTTGGGAGATTGGAAAAAAACAAGAAGATTTAACCTGGTTAATAAAATAATAAGAGGACAAAATGGCAGACACAAGTTTAAGAAGTAGATTACAAAGATTATTTTCTACAAATGTAATCGTTAGAAACGTTGGTGGTAAAAAACTAAGAGTTTCAGATACTAGTAGAACACAATCATATAAAAAAGGTAATCTAATAGATAGGTATCAGAAAATTTTCTCAGGAGCTGGATTGAGTGGATATTCTGATGCACTAATGACAAAATCTGTAAGGTTAAATTTTTTCAAAGATTATGAAGCCATGGATTCTGACGCAATCATATCTAGTGCTCTCGATATATATGCAGACGAATCAACTATGAAATCCGAATACGGTGATGTCTTGGAAATAAAGACAGACAATGAAAATATAAAACAAATACTACACAACTTATTCTACGATATCCTAAATATTGAATTTAATTTATGGCCTTGGATTCGTAATATGTGTAAATATGGGGATTTCTTTTTACAATTGGAAATAGATGAAAAATATGGTATCACAAATGTGATTCCATTATCAGTATATGATGTATCTAGAATAGAGGGATTAGATCCTGAGAATCCAGCTTACATCAAATACTTAATAGAATCAGCTACAACAGAACACAGATATAAAGCGGAAAAATCAGCCACAAGAACCGAACTTGAAAATTACGAAGTAGCTCATTTTAGATTATTATCCGATTCAAATTATCTACCTTATGGTAAATCACAAATAGAGGGAGCTCGTAAAATCTATAAACAATTGACACTCATGGAAGATGCTATGTTGATTCATAGAATCATGAGAGCTCCTGAAAAAAGAATTTTCAAATTAGACATCGGTAATATACCACCTGCGGAAGTTGACAATTACATGCAACAAGTTATTAATAAAATGAAGAAAGCTCCTGTCGTGGATGAAACCACTGGTGATTATAATCTAAAATATAATATGCAAAATATCACAGAAGATTTCTTCTTACCTGTTCGTGGTGGTGATAGTGGTACTAATATTGAATCACTACCAGGTTTGACTTATGAAGCCACCGAGGATATTGAGTATTTGAAAAACAAACTTTTGGCTTCATTGAGAATACCCAAGGCTTTCTTAGGTTATGAAGAACAAATAGGTTCAAAAGCTACATTGGCAGCTGAAGATGTGCGATTTGCTCGTACAATAGAAAGAATTCAAAGAATCACACTTTCTGAATTGACCAAGATAGGAATTGTTCATTTATACTCACAAGGTTATCAAGATGCTGATTTGGTCAATTTTGAACTTGATTTAACAAATCCCTCAACAATATACGAACAAGAAAAAATTGAATTATGGAATAACAAAACTTCTTTAGCTGAACAGATGTTAAGAGATGGTATCGTTTCGAGTAATTGGGTTTATAAAAATATTTTTGGATTTACAGAAGATGAAATCAAACAAGAGGATGAAGCTATAATATTTGATTATAGAAATAAATTCAGACGAAATCAAATTGAATCTGAAGGTAATGATCCTGCTCAAAGTGGTGAGTCACAAGGAACACCATCAGATTTGGCTATGGGAAGAACTGGTCATGAGTTAGATGATGAAGGTGGTTCAGAAGAAGGTGGACAACCTGGAGCTGGTAGACCTAAAGAGGCAAATAAATATGGAAAGGATAGTGGAGTTAGAGGTAGAGATCCTTTAGGTTCTCACGATATGAAAAAGGGTGGTAGTGATGCTCCTAAATATGGAAGGTCTTTAGCATTATCTCATTATGATTCGTTAAAAAAATCAATGAAATTTGGTACAAGTGATAAAAAAATAATAAATGAAATGTCAGAATTGGAAAAAGAATATAAAGATGAGGTAACTTCTTTAACTAATGATAAATCAAATGACTAATTATTGTTTAACTTTATATTTATTTATGACTAAATATATATATACTATACGGAGTATTTAAAGATGGCTCAAAAATTAAAACATTCTAAAATAAAGAATACAGGTATTCTTTTTGAATTATTAACGAGACAAATAACCGCAGATGTGTTGGCAGGTAAAAGTACAAAATCGGTTTCAATTGTAAAAAAATATTTTAATGAAAATACTGAATTAGGTAAGGAATTCGAGTTATATAAAATCTTATCTGAAAAACATTATCAATCTGAAAACAGAGCCAATCATTTATTAGAAGCCGTAATCAAATCTAGAAGAAAACTAAGTAATTCAACTTTACGTAGAGAAAAATATAATTTAATTAAAGAAATAAAAGAAAATTATAATGTGACTGATTTTTTTAATGGTCGTATTCCGAATTACAGAATATTAGCTTCGATATACAATATGTTCCAATCTGAAACTAGTGACATTGAATTTAAACCAGACGAAGTTGTAAATTCAAAATTTACAGTATTGGAACACATTACAAGTAAAAAAATTACCAAAAAAGAAATAAAAGAAAAAGTTATTAATGAATATGGTAAATCAGATAAAGATTTAAGATTATTAGCATATGAAATTCTAGTTGATAAATTTAATAAAAAATACAAAAAGTTAGATGAATCACAAAAAAGTTTACTGAAAAAATATATTAATAATATTAGTAATACTAACTCTTTACGTGGTTACATCGATAATGAAGTTGTACAAACTAAAAAACAATTAAAAAAACATTTACCTGAAGTAAATGATAAAATAACAAAGATAAAATTGACTGAGGCTATAAATCAAATAGAAAACCTAACTAAAGGTAAAGTAGTTAATGAAAAACAAGTTTTGACTTTAATGAGATATTATGAATTAATCAAGGAGATTAAAAATGTCCACGAAAGTTAGTAAGTTAAAGGAATTCATCCGTAACTTAATTAAACAAGAACTTAAAGAATTAGAGGAGGCTTCTGTCACAGGTAATCTTGATGGTGGAGAGGGCCCACCGAGGACACCATATGCCTTCTATGGTGGTCGGAAGAAAGACAAAGAGAAAAAGAAACGAATAGCACAAGCTGGTGGGTATATGAAAGTCAAAGAATCCGTAAATGAAGCTGGTATGGAATTAAATAAACTCAAAGATGCCATCAAAATGTTTCAAAAGAAAATCGATAAACAAGGTAGAGTTACCAATGCCAGAGATGAAGAACATCTGAAAAATTTAATTAAACTTTATATACAGATGGGTGGCAAGGGAATTAAAGAATCCATAAGTGAAGGGAAGTATCATCAGTATAGAAATGATGAGACTATGACACCTAAACAAAAAATTGGTCGTTCAATGAGAGAGATTAGAGATAGTCTAAATGAATTAGATAAATTAGTAAAGATGAATGTTCGTCTTAAAAATGAATTGAATGTAGATTCTAGGTCATATTGGAAGAACACACACAAGGCTCTTGGGAAAATAAGTGAAAGGTTGGTCAAATTAGCTAACAAAGTAGGACAGTTAAAGTAACTGATTTCACAATGCCATTTGAGGATAAAAAGAAGTCCTATATGGACACTCTTTTTAGTATTTCGACTTTGCTTAAAAGATGGCAGGTTGAGATACAAAAAAAAGATGTAGATAAGAATTATATGATTAGGAGACTTAACCAATGGATAGAACAATTGGAAAGTCTAAAACACGAAATAATGATGGAGAAGGACTAAATGAAACAATTAATAGTTGATTATTTACCATTTGAGGTAGAACCAAAACAAATAACCGAATCCATGCATACCAATGGAGGAAAGTTAATTGTTCGTGGTGTATTACAAAGAGCCGAAGCAAAAAACCAAAATGGTAGAATATATCCAAGAGAAATTCTTGTTCGTGAAGCTAAAAAATATACAAAAGAATTTATTAAACAACGAAGAGCTATGGGTGAACTAGATCATCCTGAAAGTTCAGTTGTAAATCTATCTAATGTATCTCATAATATAAAAGAAATGAATTGGGAAGGTAATAATTTATTAGGCACTGTAGAGGTGTTGAGTACACCAAGTGGTAATATATTGAGAGAATTATTCAAAAGTGGAATTAAGTTAGGTATTTCATCTCGTGGTATGGGTTCTGTGGAGACTATCAAAGAAGATGATGTCCAACAAGTGGGTAATGATTTTGAATTGATAGCCTTTGATTTTGTTTCTAATCCATCTACACATGGAGCATTTATGTATCCTGTAAATGAATCAGTTGATAAAACTGCTGTCGTAGGTAGAACGTGTGGTGATTATTGTAAAGTTGAATCAGTAATAAATGATATAATGAGGGGAGCATAATGGCCAGAGAAAAATCGATGATGGAAAAATGGAGAGATTGGAGATTGAATGAATCAATACCTAGATACTTCAGAGGATATATAGATAACATAGACAATAACTTAGAAAGATTAGACAAGAATGTCAAGTTATTAATCAAAGATTTAGGTAAAGATGGGTTGACAAAAGAATCGAATGACTTGTCCAACTTATATAAGAAACATCTAATAGAGTTTAATGTAAAGTTTCAACAGTTTAAAAGGAGAAATAAGTGATACAATTGAAAACTTTACTTAAAGAGAAAAAAGAAATAGATTCTAAAGCAGTAAAATATATGAAACAACTTACCGATAGAAACAATCATACTTTTGCTAGATATCAATTAGCACTTCAGATGAAGGATAAGAGGTTGATGAAATTATACGCTGGTATTGCCGACATACAAGATGCTTATGGTTCATTACCAAACGATGTTAGTAAGTTCAGACATTCGTTAGAAAAAGAACTATTTGATAAAGCTAAAAAAATGTATTCAAACTATGATGAACTCAATAAAGCATTCTAATGATTAAGTTAAAAGAATTAGTAAAACATCATTGTGAATGTGGTAATTCTTGTTGTGGGCTAAATGAATCTCAACAAGATAAAATAAGAGCTCAGAAAAGATTTCAATCACTTATGAAACATGAAAGTAATCTAAGAGATAGAATGTTTAAATTAGAACAAGCTTTTTTAGCGGACGCTAGACCAGAGAATAAAGAATTAGCTAAAGAGTTGAAAAAGATTTATAAAAAAAATGTAACTTCATTCATGAGGGATACGGCTAAATTAGTAAAGAAATTAAAGTAATGCCAGCTAAATCCAAACAACAACAAAAATTTATGGGTATAGTGAGGGCAATACAAAAAGGAGAAGCTCCAGCTTCAAAATTTTCAAAAAAAGCTAGAGATGTAGCGAAAAAAATGGGAGAAAAAGACGTGGAAAAATATGCTTCTACAAAACACAAAGGTTTACCAAAAAAAGTCAAACAAGAAATGAAACTTCATGAAAACCCTGCCGCTATAGCTGCTACTCAAGCGATGGCTAAATTGAAATTAAAGAATCCTAAAACTGGTAAAGAAGTATCAGCTGCTTCTGCTCTCAAAAACAAGGATAATCCAAATCATAAAAAAGCAAAAGGTATATTTGCTAAATTAAAAGATAGGTTTACAAAAAAGAAAGATGACAAACCCAAACCAAAAAAACAATCAAAGGCAGACGCTGACTTTTATAAAAGACAGTTTGCTGGAGAGAATGTGAAAGAGGATTTAGATCCTTACAAAGATTTTTCAGAACCACATCTCAAACCAGAGTACAACCTTAATCTTGGTGCTTTCATAGACCATTATCAAAAGTTTATAAAATTCATGAAGAAACATAAAGAAGTACCTGATAAGAATAAAAGAGAATGGGCTTTAGCAATCAGAAACAAAGTTGGTCAAGGTATGTTCAATGGTCATATGAGTCAAATGACAAATATAATGAATTTACTTCAAAAAGGTGAAAAGTTTAGAAACCTTAAAGAGTCGGTCAATGAAAGAATGGACAAGAATCAGGCCACAGAATTACTAAGACAACTCGGTGGAAATAAATTCAGAATGATGGTTGGAGCTAAACAAATGTCCATAGGAAAAGATGGCTTGACCATGAAGATAGGAAGAAACTCTAAGGCCATAAGTCACGTTATGATTGATTTAGACAGAGGTAAAGACTTATATATTATGAAATTCATAAGAGTCAGAAAAGGAATACCAAAAGTAGTAAAAAAATATACTGATGTTTATGCAGACCAACTAAACAAAATATTTGAAAAAGAAACAGGTTTATACACAAGATTATAAATAGATTAATAAAAATTTACATAACTTATATTTATATATGTAACAAATTTAACTTAATAGGAGAGTAAAATGAAACAAGGAGTAGATTTTCAACTAGGCGTTGAAGGTAAATTCGGAGGGGATTTAGATTTTCACGGTCACGACCTTCAAAAGTCTAACGTAACAAACATTAATGTTAGTGATACTGGCTCAAGAGCTACAAGTGGTCATGGTGGAACACACCCATCTGCCTCATTATCTCGTGATGAGTGTGGATATGTAGTACTAGGTAATGCAATTGGTTCAGCTCAAGCAGCTGGTTCAGGTTTTGCTATAGCTTTACCAACACCAGAAAGAGGATTGTGGTATAAATTTATTTTAAGAGCTCCATCAATAGCTAATAATGATGCTGCTACAATAAAGATAATATCCACTTCAAATGGAGTAGCTGATTCAGCTCTTATAATTGGTCAGGTCGCTGGTCAAGGTGATGACGATGGAGCTAATGTGGTAGCAGTCAAGAAAGAAATTTTATTCGTAAAGAATAAAGCTACAGCTGGTGATAACGCAGAAGTTTGGTCAGATGGAACTAATTGGTTTGCAGATATCCAATATGACGCTGACGATTCAATGACATTATCTTAATAACCAAATAAGAGGACATATTATGTCTAAAAAAATAAAGTTAAAGGATTTATTAAAAGAAAATTTTAGTGGAACTATGATGGGTGGAGTAGTCTCTCGTAATCCATTTGATAACTTGAGTATGTCTCGCATCGTAAAAGAAAAATACGGTGATGTAGATGGTCAACGAGTAGATGTAAAAGGTTTGACCAACGAGATAGCAAGTTATAATAAAATAGGTGAAGCTATTTTCGGTAAATCAAATATAACAAAAATATCAGAAAAACTTAGTTGGATTGCCAACCAAGCCAAGTCACATACTCTCCAAGAAACAGAGGATTGGTTTGACAAGATAACTGTGAATCGAAATATGAAGGAACTTACTGGATTGTCTAAACAGTTCAGTAAGATTTCCAATGAAGCTGAATCATTACAACAAAGGATGGGAGCTTTATACGAGGATATGGGTAATATTCTTGGTAGATATTATGAAATAGGTGAAACACACATACCTGGTCACGATTCTGATGATATTGAAACTGTGGATATTGAAGAAAATGCTTATGAGAAATTTTTTCAAGGAGCAATGAAAAAGTTTGGTATTAGTTCACCAGATGAGTTAGATGACGAAAAGAAAAAAGACTTTTTTAATTACGTTGATAAAAATTACAAGGCCAAGAAAGAGACTGATTAGGAGGATACTTGAGTATTTATGTAAAGGTTCATAAGAACAATGTTGAAAAAGCTTTAAGTAAATTCAAAAAAAAGATTAAAGAAAGTAAACTAATGTTGGAGTTGAGAGAACGAGAGTTTTATACAAAACCATCTGATATTAGAAAAGAAAAAAAGGCAAAAGCCAAACTCAGAAGAAAAAAGTATTAAAAAAGTAGTCAATTTTTTTAAAGTTCTATATTTATATATATCAAAACTAAACACACCGTTCCTATCGTATACGGTGTAATCTGAATATAATAATTCTATTATAGTTCCCAATAACTATATTAAATCCTAAATGGAGAAAAGTAATGGATGATCTTTTAAAAGAAGCCATTGCAGATGCTAAAGCAGTTCGAGAAACAGCTTTAGAAAATGCTAAAATAGCTCTTGAAGAGGCTTTCACACCAAGACTACAATCTATGCTTTCCAAGAAGATTCAATCTGAAATCGAAGCAGAAGGTATGCATGATGAAGAAGAAGATGATGAACCTGAGGAAGGTATGCACGATGAAGATGATGACATGGAAGAAAGAGGTGATGATATGGAAGAAAGAGGTGATGACATGGAAGAAGATGACATGGAAGAAAGAGGTGACATGGAGGAAGATGATGAAGAACCTGAAGAAGGTATGCACGATGAAGATGAAGAGATGGATGAACAAAATGTCATTGAAATCGATGGTGTCAAATACGCACCTGTAGTCTCTGAAGAAGATGACGATGAAGATCCTGAAGAGAGAGCTCAAGAAGATGACGATATGGATGAAGATCTTGATTTAGAAGCTGTCATTAAAGAACTAGAATCTGAAATTGAAGAATCTGAAGAAGTAACTGAAGAGGATGAACCAGAAGAAGGCGAAGAAGTTGATGAAGAAGTTGATGCCCCAACAGGTATTGGTTCTGCTGATAATAAAGCTGGAAATGCTGATAAATCTTCAGGTATTGGTTCAAAAGACAAAGCTAAATTCACCGAAGGTGCTCACGAAGATGATGAGAAAGAAAAGGGAGCACATGAGGATGAAGAGATGGATGAAGATATCGATCTTGAAGAAGTATTGAAAGCACTTTCTGAAGAGGAAGAAGATGACAAAGAGGTTGAAGAAGTTGCTAAACTCAAAACCGATTTAGATGAGCATCGCAATGTCGTGAAATACTTACGTTCCAAACTAAATGAAGTGAATTTGCTCAATGCAAAACTACTTTTCACAAACAAACTTTTCCGTTCACACGGTTTATCTAATGAACAGAAAATGAAAGTTGTGGAAACTTTTGATAGAGCAACAAATCTTCGTGAAGTTAAATTGGTTTATTCCACTTTGGCGGAGTCGTTTGGTTCAAGAAAAACTAAAACTGAAATAAAAGAATCTAAAGGTTCAGCTTCAAAAGCTGTTGCCTCAACTAAGTCTAAAAAACAGGAAGTGATTTCTGAAGGCTCAGAATTGAGAGACAGATTTAAGAAGTTGGCTGGTATTCTTTAATTCGTAACTTTTATATTGGAGAAATATAATGTCAAAACATAAAAATCTTTCTACAGTCGAAAAGTTGATGGATGGATATAATCCTTACAGACAACGACAGGAAGAAACTCGTAACTTGGTAAACAAGTGGGAGCCTACCGGATTGTTAGAAGGTATAAAGGAAGAACAGAAAGTTCATGGAATGGCAGTTCTACTTGAGAACCAAGCTCGTCAGTTAATTGATGAAGCTAGTTCAACAGGTACTTCTGCTAATTCTGAAGAATGGTCTGGTGTTGCTTTACCATTGGTTCGTAAAATCTTTGGTGAGTTAGCAGCTCAAGAATTTGTTTCTGTTCAACCTATGAACCTTCCATCTGGTCTGATTTTCTATCTTGATTTCAAGTATGGTACAGCACAAGCTGGATTTGGTGATGGTGACCAAGTATTTGGTATCACATCTGGTTCAGATGCAGATCCTTCACAAGGTCTGTATGGAGCAGGTAGGTCTGGATATTCTATCAATGACCACGCTACAGCAGCTTTTGCTATTGGTACAGCAGCCACTGGTGGTGCTAACGCTACCGGTTCAATCACTTGGGCAGATGTTGATTTTGAACCAGGTTTATCAGCTTCAATTGGAAACTTATTGTATTATGACTTCCCATTGGCTCAGATGACCGATCCTGATAAAGAAGGTGTTAAAGCCTTTGAAATCACTGGTTCAAGTGCTTTTACAGCATTTTATCCAGCTTACACCAAAGTTTTAGATGGTGTGAATGGTAATGAAGTAGAGCCTTCAAGTGGTGAAGCATCCCATATACGATTTATCGTTCAAGGTGCTTTGGGAGCAGCTGGTACAGTAACAGTTAATTATCATAAACAACCTACTGACGTAACTCGTGGTGATTTTGAAGCTACATCAACTCAGATTGACGCTAATCCTGAAACTGATATTGATATACCTGAAATCGACATCGCTATGCGTTCAGTCGCAATCGTTGCGAAAACACGTAAGTTGAAAGCTGTATGGACACCTGAGCTTGCTCAAGACCTTAATGCTTATCATAGTGTTGACGCTGAAGCAGAACTTACTTCACTATTGAGTGAATATGTTTCTATGGAAATCGATTTAGAAATCCTAGACATGCTTCATTTGAATGCGTTGGCTAAGACAGAACGTTGGTCAGCTAGAGTTGGATTTGAATATAATTCAACTACTACATTGTTTGCTGAATCATCAGGTGCTTCAAATGCCTACACAAAAGGTGAGTGGTTCCAGACTCTTGGTAACAAGATACAGTCTGTTTCCAATGCAATACATCAGAAAACACTACGTGGTGGAGCAAACTTCATCGTGGTAAGTCCTGAAGTT